ATCCAAGAAATACTTGGAGAGACCAAGATAAAGAGCAATACCATTTGCCTTACCCTTAAGGTCATTAGTAACCTTGCTTACGATAGTGAGAGTCTTGGGACTGCGCTCAATATCCTCAGCATCACCAGAATAGAAATACTGAATGTCCATAACATCATAAGCAGAAGTAGGATCAACAAGATACTCGGTATCAAAGTTGTTCGGCCAACCTACCTTACGATATTGGTCACCACGCTCTCCATGATAGAAATACTCCATGTCTGCAATAGTGTGACCGTTATTAACGGTAGCACCAGTATTAGGATCAGTATAATTGGTTGATGTTGTGAAGGGAACAAGTCCATCAGTGCCAAGATTCAACCAAGGAGTTTCTACACCACCAATATTAACAACATTGCCGGATACTGTAAAGGGAAGAATCTCTTTGTTGAATTTACCTAAAGACCAGTACTGAGGAACCTCAGAGAGAGTAATCTTATCATCCGCTGTAGTAATAGTGATGATAGGATGAACCTTATTCTCGTTCTTAACACTGCGCTTCAGAGAAGCAGCAAGAGCAAGATAAAAATTCTTCGGAGACATTGCAGTCTTTGTGTATACATGGGCAACCTTAACGAGCTTTTGCTCAGGAGAGAGCCCCACAAAAGGACTGAAAGTAACGCGGAGAATATAATTCACTCCGGCAGGCACATTGCCGCTATCAAGAATATCAGGATCTACTTTGATAGTATAAGAGCGAATGGGCTTGACCATCTTCGATGCAGAAGTAACAGAGAGGGAAACTACTTTCCCTTGCTCGATAAGGTCGCTGCGAGATACCTCTCCCTTAGCATTAGCAGAGAGCAAATAGAAGGGGGCGGGAACAGTCTCGCCATCGAAAATAACAATCTTGCCTTTAGTGGGCTTTGTATAAGAAGCAGAAGTCCCACGAACAAGGGCATGATTGGCAACATAAAGTTGACGCGCTTGATTAGTTGTAAAAATAGCCATAATCTAAAATTGTTTATTCAGTTTGTTTTACTTGAGATACTACACCAGTTGCTTTCCATGCTTTGTCAGCTAATTGCACAGCACTGGACAGTATCATGTCATGTACGGAATCTGGAAGCTCACACTCTGTTTTACCAGATATACCACAGATAGTTAATCCCCATTCTGCAAGATAATCACCGCTTTGTAAATTCTCGATAATTATAGGTTTGGGCTTTCGCACATACCGCACAAGATAATTTTTTAAATCGTCTCCCTCTCTCAGTATCAGGTTTGAAACACGGCGAATAGACTGAGTGTCTTTATCTGTGTCACCAATTGATAGCCGAAGAACTTTCCTCTCATTCGGTCGTCTGAAAGGGTCTTCAAGCGTCCTATCAAGCGTGTCGTGGGTAACTGGAACAACTGACACTTTCTTACCATAATTGGTATAACATGTTGGTCTGTCCCCAATCGTTACGTTAGCTGACTCATACACAATCCACCAGACATCTGATGGGAGAATAAATGACAACATCTTTGTGTCAGTAGAGGCAAGATGTTCTCCTCCTTGAAAAAAGTTATTACTGGCATTCTCGCCAAGGAATGTACGCTCTTTAACTAAACCAGTAAGATAAGAGGTAATATCTTCGGTCATTTCAAACCCCCTCCCCAAAGTACCATTATAAAGAGACCTTACAATGACATACAGTGCCTCTGTAAGAAAAACACTCTTCTCATAAGTATTTAGGGGAGGAGCCTGATTAGACGTAATATTGTTATACAGAATATCAAACTCTCTGCTGAACTCTTCTGTTGTCATAATATCTAAGTTTTACTTAGGAGTCCCAGAAACTTTCGCCTCAAGGGACAATTTTAATTGTGAATTCTTAGGTAAATTCAAGAACGCACATGCTACAGGAAGTAAGGGCTCTTCATTCTGGCTACACAGCGGACTGTTATCGTCTCGTAAGTAATAGTAATTACCTCGTGTATAAATAAGGCCTGCCTCAATAGCCTTCTTGATAAGCACTTTCGTGTCGAGATAGGGATCTGTAGCGATACGCAAGAACTCCGTAGGATTACTCTGTATATAATCATAACATTTGCCCTGTAAGAATTCAATACGCTGGTTAGGAGCGGTAGTCTTGCCAGACAGCTCTTCAACAATAACACGGAGAATATCAACATCGTTCTTGATTTCACCATAACGAAGATAACATTGCTCTGTCTTAGAAATTCTATTCTGCTTCTCAAGCTCTTGTTCTCCCTCTTCGATAATAACAAATTGATAGGTCGCCTTTGGGCGAGTAGTCAAAATCTCTTGCGAAGGGGCAATAAAATCTTTATTTGCTAAAAGAACCTTATATTTAATATAATCCTCTGGAACTGATAAATCAAGATAGTTATCGTACTTTTCAAGACGAACTTGATAGTTTGCCCAATAATTATCTTTCTTTCTGTAAACGCTTAATGCATCTACATCAAGTCCCATGATATATTCTAAAAAGGTTTTCTCGGCAGCAGTAAGAACATTCTTATAAATACCGGACCTCAACACGGGGACAGTATATCTCCTAACAGCACTCTCGGCCATGCCACCGCCTAAGATATGCTTAGGGTTCTGAACAAGGCCTGTAGTCTTGGGAATCAATTTCACCTGAACTCGTACATTACGAAGACAGTTTACTAAGGGTTTCCCATCAGGAGTATATTCTGCACTTTTCTCTTTCATCTCTTTCGTTGCTTTTCGCATACCCTGTCTTCCTGTTTTTACTTCTGGAGCTTTCACTAAATCATCGGAAGTGATTGCGTCCATATCCAACTTTGCTTCCATATTAAATTAATTCTTATGTTTAACAAAAATCTAGGGAGATGGAGGATTCCACCTCCCTAAATAATATTCATTTTATTCACTCTCTGCCAATACTGCAGGAATAATACTCATAGTCCTTGTAGGATCAAGAACACACACACCGAGAGTTGCCATCCTGTGGAATACAGCAGAGTCCTCATCAAAGCTCATGAATTGATTACCAATCTGACCTGTATAAGGATTCCTAAGTCCCCACTGATAGCCACGATATTCAGGCTGTCCCTTGATAGCGCACTTGAAAATGTTAGGCTGATCCATAGTACCAACATAGAATATGTCGAACCTATAGGAGTTTGCTACACCACCCTCAGGATGAAGAATCTTGTTACGAACAGGATCATCATAGAAGGGGTTCACATCAAGTTTTACATGCACACCGTTAGGAGCAATCCACTCAGTTACTTGGAAGTCAGTTACCTTAATTCCATTCTGAGGAGCATACTCTGTTGTTGCCTTTGAGAAGTAAGAAGGATTACCACTTGAATACATGGGCATCCAACCAGATGCAGAGTTCTTTGCCTCACGATTGAAAATAAGAGCTCCGCGCTCACCTGTCTCAATAATGAAAGTGCGCTCTCCAAAGCCCAATTTACCAGCAGAAAGCTCATAAAGAGCGTCAAGAATAAGTGTCATAACACCTTCGGTATCATTGTAATACATAGTGTTACCATACTCCATTTGCTCAAGGAGGCCGGCACCAGTCTTAATAACGTTGCCAGACTTACCTACATTCATATATTCGCCATTCACATTGCGGTTAGAGCGGCCATACATAATGGCATTGTTCTTATACTCGTTGAATTGCTCTTCAAGCTGGAACTCTACGTTGTGCATCCACATATGGGAAATGTCGTGAGTAAGTTTTCCACCAGCAGTTTCCTTTACAATAGGAATACCAACAGCAAGTTTCTTGTTAAGCATCGATCCAGGCACCTTATGCTGGATACGAATGGTGGACCACTCGTTACGCATCGATACAGGGCTAGCAAAACGAACATCGCCTACTTTCCGAGAGAGTTCTTTCTCAACGAAAGCTGCTTCGATGGAGAATTTCTCACCTGCAAGCAAACGAGAAGCGGGAACACCGGCTGTATTTCCACCGGCAAGCTCTACCTTATAAACTGCATTACTCCCCTCCATGCGAGGATCGCCAAGTACACGGACTTGATATACTTCATTAAGATTACCTACTAAAAATTCACCGTCAGCAAACCAGTCTTCACCAAATACAAGATAGAAAGGTTCAGTGTTAGCACCCACATTACCAGAAGCAGAAGTAACTACTGAACCAGTA